TGTAATCCTCCCGAAACAGGCTGTCCCCGAAGAGGAGGAAGCACCGAAACGCAGATCCGAACCCAAGCGGAGTTCCGGCGAGTCCAAGAAAGCTATCAAGTCTGTCCTCGATAGATCTGGCTTCTGGACCAGAGACAATGAGATGGAAGACGACTTCAAGGAAGCCGGATTTGATGTGCTCGAAAACAACGACGAGTATATCGTTGTGAGCGACAACAAGTCCGACAGCGATACCCAGTTCCAGATGCGGAAGTTCAGGGGCGGAAGCAGCTTCACCCTTGAGCCTCCAACCGCGATCAGCTTTGGCGGAGAAGATGATGATGACTGGGACGATGAAGACGACGAGGAAGACTGGTAATCCCTTATAGATCACACCGGCGTCCGGGCGCACTGCCTGGGCGCCTTTACTATAGCCAAGAAGGAGAGGCGAGAGAATAGGATGAAGGACAAAAAGGCTCAGTTGGAGCAGATTGCGCGATACAATCATCTGATTCAGTCTCAGACTGGCCGCGCTGTTCGGCCGTACCGGGCAGACGGCTACGTCAACTTCTTGAACAAGTACGGCACGAAACGCGACAGCTCTGAGGCATACATGTTCGTCCCCGAACCTGACGTATCAGACGACTATCTGGCGGACTTCTACGAGAACAGCGGCCTGTTTGCCAAGATCATTGATTCCCCGGCTGAAGAGGCTGTGAAGCACGGCTTCGAGCTGAAGGATATAGCCGACAGCCGAGTGGAGAAATTCTACAAGGCTGGTCTGGAAGAGCTCGATTGGTCGAACGTCTTCGAGCAAGGCATCAAATGGCAGCGGCTCTTCGGCGGAGCCATTGCAGTCATGCTTATCAACGATGGCCGAGGCATTGAAGAACCTCTGGACTGGAAGCACATCAAGTCGATTGACGACATCCGGGTATTTGAGCGGTCTGTGGTGGAACCCGATTACAGCAGCATGTTCAAGTACGACCCGCAGAACCCGTTTGGCACCAGAGGCAGCCGCCTTGGAGCCCCGGAGTTCTACCATGTCTACAGCAAGTGGGGCAACTTCGATGTCCATGAAAGCCGAGTTCTGGAGTTCAGAAACGGCATCCTGCCGGAGAATACCCCGAACCTCCGCTACGAGATGTGGGGTGCTCCCGAATACGTCCGAATCAACAAGGCGATCCGGGATGCCTCGGTGTCCTACGGCTACGCCCCCAAGCTTCTGGAGCGGGCCGTGCAGGCGGTCTACAAGATGCGCGGCCTGTCCGAGCTCTTGTCCTATGAGCAGGGCGAGGATGTCGCCCTCCGCAGGGCGCAGGTAATCGACGTTGCCCGCGGTCTTCTGAATACCCTCATGATCGACGCCGACGGTGAGGACTACAGTTTCCAGTCGTTCTCGTTCAGCGGCGCCAATGAAATCATCGCCGTCACATGTGAGATGCTGTCTGCTGTGACGAATATCCCTCAGACCATCCTGTTCGGCCGTCCGCCGCAGGGAATGACCTCCGGCGACGAGACAGCCATGGAGAACTGGTACAGCTACGTCCAGCGTATCCAGGAAAAGTCGATGAAGAGCAACCTTCGGTATCTGCTGTCCGTGCTATTCCGCGCCGGCATCCGAACCGGCGAGATCGACGAGGTTCCGAACATCGAGATCGAATTCAACCCGCTCAAGGTGAACAGCGAGTCCGAACAGCTCGACGTGGATCTGAAGAAGGCTCAGATCGAGCAGACTAAGGCTGGAACCGCCCAGCAGTATATTGACATGCAAGTCCTCGACGCTACTGAAGTCAGAAAGAAACTGGCGGAGAGCGACGAGTTTGACATCGAAGAGATCCTTGATGACTACGACGAGGAAGAACTCTTCGAGAATGATCCGTCCAATCAGCCGCAGCCCGGAATGCCCGGCGCGGAAGGACAGCCCACCGATGCCGCAGGCATTATGCCTCAGCAGGGAGCCCCACTTCCCGGAACGGAGAAAGACACCGATCCAGGCACAGAAGGTTCCGCTGCGGCGAATGCACCGGCAGCTACCAAGCTCCCGCAGGATATGTCCAAGGAAGAGCTCGCTCTCGCTGATAAGGTGAATGAGGAAGAACCTGATAAGGAGGACGAAGATACCGTCACCGCCGAGTGCAAAGGCGTCGGTGTCATCGTAGTCAAAGACGGAAAGATCCTATGCGGCACACGCTTCAACGATACCGGCTACGGTCTGCTGTGCGGACCCGGCGGCCATATCGAGCGTGGCGAGACTCCTGAACAGGCCGCAATCCGCGAGGCACAAGAGGAGTTTGGCATCACGCCAAAATCGCTCATAAGTCTTGGAGCAGGTGCTATTGAGCCCGAAACCAATTCCTACCCCGAAGTCTTTCTGTGCACAGAATGGGCTGGCGAGGTCAAATGCGATGAAGATGAAATGATCTACCCGCACTTCCTCAGCCTCGCTGAACTGGAGGAGTACAAGAACCAGTTGTACCATCCGTTCAAGGCCAGCCTCGGCCTGCTGCTCAAGAAGCTGTATCGGATGGACTCCAAGTACGACGAGTGGCTGGAGGAAAATCTCGACGAGTTCAAGAACGACGACGAGGAGGCCGCCTTTAAGAACTTCCTTCAGCACGTTATGGGCAAGACCTCCGTTGACAACGAAGATGTCGAGACCATCGACCTCATTTATAAGACCTGGAGGCAGGAACGGGATCTACATGCCCGCAAGGATGCTGCCGACAAGGACGTTCAATGGATCACGGTGAACGGCACTCCTGTCCCACTCGACGATGAAGGCAATATGACCGGCAAGATTGCAGACAAGATCAAGTCCACCTCCAAGAAGGTGAAGGATCACGTCACCGAGGCCGGTGCGCCGTCATCGGATGACGATATGAAGCGTCAGGGGTTTGAAAAGAACCCCGAAGGGCACTGGCAGAAGACAAAGCGCGGCGGAAAAAGCGTCACGGTACACGACGCTCCAAACGGCGCGATCTTCACCGACGCCGATATGGAGATCTGGCAGAAAGACGGAGACGAATTTGTCAACATGGAGACTGGAGAAGTCGCTTCTGCCGACGATCTCACAGACTATGAGGCTCACCCGTTCGAGTCCAATGGCGATCTCGAAAGCCCATACGGTTCTCCCATCAAGAAGGAGGACATGGATGGGATGCTCTGGAAAATGGCGCAAAAGGAGCTGGAAGAGACCGGGCAAGTAACCATTACCGCTGATGGACTTGACAGAATTGTTTCGGCGACCAGACACTATGGCGCCGGAGCGGATTGCCAGGGTATGCTCTACTCGCAAGATCCGAGCTCGTACCCTGAAATCCCGTCGATGTTCAGTGAGGAGGAACTGAAGGCTCTGTCCAAAGAAGCCGAGAATGTTGAGCAGTTCATCGAAAGATCCCCAAAGGTCCAGCATCCCGTATACCGCGGCATGACGTTCAATTCTGTCGCAGACCCCGACAATCTGAAGAAGACCCTTGACAGTCTGAAGGTTGGCAAAGAGATCTCCTACGGCCACATAGCAAGCTGGTCGGCAAACGAAGGAACAGCGAGAGCGTATTCCTATCAGGCCGCCGATTACTTCGAGGAAGAAGGAGAGAACTACTCCGTCGTTTATACCCTCCGCCGCCCGAAATCGGTAGTCAGCCTCAGAGCCATTAACCCGGAAAGTGAGTGCCTGTCCCCTAAGAGGGCACGGTTCAGAATCGTAGATGTCATGCAGGACTACGACGAGGATGTTGAATGCCACACCTTCAGCGTCTATCTGGAGGAGATCTGAAATGACACTTCAGGAACGCATGATGATTGAGGCAGGACTCAAGCCGACCAAGAAGCGCAGAGATGCAAAGCCCTCGATCTTCTCCCTGTGGGACGCCGAAAACGGTAAAGCCCTGAAAAGGACTGATGGCGGTCCCGGCTCCGGCAACTTTGGTCATAAAGGTGTGCCCGGACAGGTCGGCGGTTCCGCTCCATCTGGCTCTGACAGCCCCGCCAAACCTGCCAAAAAGTCCAAGAAAGACTTCCTCCCTGCAACGTCCTATACGGATACCCCTGCTTTTCAAAAGGCGGCAAAGGCCGCAAAAGAAGCTCGACAGAAGAATGAAAAAGCATGGACCCGCATCAAGGAAATTGATGAAGAGCTGAAGAAGGAGTCCAAGCCCAAGCCTCAGAAGGACTGGGATGACAACGACATGCTCGAAGATCTCCTCGGACGCCGGCCGAAGATCCTCACAGAACGAGGCAAACAGCTCCAGCAGGAGCGAGCTGAAGTCTGGAAGGAAATGACCGAAGCCGACCATCAGTTCTCCGAAGAAGGAGAGAAGATGCGGGAAATGAAGAGGGACGCCCATCGCCGGGAGATCAAGAACTTCCACCCGGAGCCCTTGACACCGGCCAAGTCTGACGACTATGAAGGCTTCACCCTCAAACAGACCAGCAACAGCTATGGCGACGAGTATCTACGAAACGGCAAAGGCGTGATCTGCGAGATGACCCCGAAGGAATACCTTGAACGGTGCGCCTTCGAGATCTTCGACGAAGCCACCATGGAATCCTGTGTTGGAGCCATTGATGAAGAAGTCGCCCAAGGCTACGCCAAGCAAATGCGCGAAGGCGTTCGGTTCCACCTGCCGTACCTGAACTACAGACAGAGCGGGCAAGAAGGCCGGCACCGCGCCTATGCTGCATATCTGGCCGAAATCGAAAAGATGCCGGTCCTCATTATTGGCCGCCCGAACAGGCATGACGGCGGGCCCGGAAGCGGAAACTTCGGCCACAAGGGGAGACCTGGTGAGGTTGGTGGG